ATAGTAGCTAAATTCATTTCTTTTTGTTGTAATGATTTAGCCACAGATATAATTACGTGACCAACCTGAGCCTTTTTAATAGACCCACCCATTTGGTCAGTAGTCACTACCTCAGATGATATAGAAGAACGGTTTCCTTGAGTGGCGGTCCATCCCGCAATACTAAGTTCGTGACACATAGACTCAAACCCTCGCATTACTGAACCTTCACTCTTCCATTCATCACCTAAGTTTTTGTCAGGCATAATACAATCAATGTAATCCAACACGATTAAGTCGACTTTTGTTCCTTCAGCAATCAACTTTCTAATTTGATTCTTAATCTGATTTAACGTCAGAGTATCTGAAGGTAATTTCTTCAATGTCAACTTATTCGGCATATTAGCCTGTACACTTCGAACCTTTTCCAATACATCGTCCTTGAATTGTGACAGATTGTCAGGAGCAATTCCAGTCCATAGTGTAAAGTGTTTTCTTTGGATGATTTTGGGGTTGTCCTCGAAGAATACTTGGAGAACATTATATCCCAAATTAAACGCGTGGTTCGCAAATTTTGTGAGAACGGTGGTTTTACCAACACCTGTGGGTGCAAGAATTACACCGATCTCACCTTTTGCCAATCCACCTTTTAGTAGATTATCAATTCCAGGAATCCCAATAGGAATAGGATGTCTGAAATCATCTTGTAAAACCTCATCCAAATTACTGAACACATCGTTAGTTCCTGGATCGACTTCACCAACTTGTAATGCTTCTCTAACCATTTCTTCAAGATGGTCATAACTTTCAAAGTCTCCTTTGTCAATTATTTTTTGAGCCTTTGTCATTACCTTTTGAAGTTCTTGTTGTTTACAAAACTTCAAAGATTTTTCTTGTACAAATTGGTGTCCTTCGAATGGTGCATCTTTTACCTGCTTGACCATATCCAAGACCATTTTTTGAGCCATCGGAGCACTAATTTCACTTTTAGAAAGTTGCTCTAACGTATCAAAAGTTGGTACGTGTTCATACTTGATGTAATACTCCTTAATCATCTGCATAATCAGACGGAAGTATTGGTTATCAAAGTACTTAGGGTCTAAGACATCGACGATTGAGGATGCGAAATCCTTGAATAATATAATGTTGTTAAGTAATTGTATTTGAAATGTGTTTCCAAGGTATCCAAAGTTTTTTTCGTCGCTCATAGTCTATAGTTAATACGTTTTTCGTGTTTAATAAATACGCTTAAACTAGTTGAATATTCAGGTAGTTGTAAGATAAATTTTCGTCTGAAAAAATGTCAGTTAAACTAGTAAGAACACTTTTTAGGTGCGGACGCACGTCTACGGTGTATCTTATTTTTGGCGGGTATATTTTAGCATCCCACCCATAGTGACAAATTGTCAGGTCTCCAATCTTCAAATACATATTAAATGACTCAGGACCATCAGTATTTGACGTTGATAGGTACTCTGAATCCAATAAAATTTGTTCATAGTTATCCAACAGGAAGTAACAAGATTTTGCTTTCAAGTCTTCGTGAATTACTTCTTTGATTTGACCCATAACCTCAACCATAGTGTAACTACTCTTAGCCTTTGGATTGTAATTTTTAACATTAAAGTATCGTTGAACGACAATGTTGTCATTGAGAGTCAACAAAAACTCCATCTTAGTTACGTCATTAATTTCTTTCATAATTTATTTAAATTTTGAGTTCTTCTTTTTTCTTTTCTGGTGAGCTTTAAAAACGGTTGTACAAACTCTACCCACCCGTCGTTTGTTTTTGGAAGATACTTGAAGAGTCCATCTTTTTCCATATATCTAAGGATGTTTTTACACTCCCTCCCTTCAGGGTCTAACTCCTCAGAATAATAGCCTCTGATTTCCTCTTTGTTCTCTTCCGATAAAAGTGGTTGACTAAGATCAATAAGTGAAATATTCGTTTTAAAGAAACTTTCTCCGAGTGTTTGAGTCTTTGTCTTACCATTGATTAGATTGTTCAGTACGGTCAAGGAATTGTCCTCAGAAAGGATTTCCTTGGTCCGTTCTATAATGTAATCAACAGATACAGCTTTGTCCAAAATCTCAGGGAAATATTTCACAAATGTTTTCTCACCCAATCGATCGATACCAGGTATGTTATCGGACTTATCACCCAAGAATACCTTAAGTGTTAGAACGTTTTCTATCGGTATGATTAGTTGACCAATTTTAACTTTTTCTCCATAACCATAAGTCTCTCTATGAATTGGGGAATATATTGTCACCTTATCAGAAATAAGTTGAGTCAAATCCTTGTCAGAGGAGAAAATGGTTTTGTGTTCATCAGGTGATATTTGACAATAATAGGCAATAACATCATCTGACTCACACCCTTCCAAACAAACCTGTCTAACAAACATCTCTTCAAGATATTGTTTTACACGGTTTTTTTGAAAATAAAAGGACTCCCTCTTTGACTCAGTCAAAGAAGAAGTCCTGTTGTTTTTATATTCTGAATAAATCGATTTACGTTGAATAGAATTGTTAGGGCCATCCCAAACAACGAATACCTTATCGTATTCTTGGTCGACTAAAAGTTTGCGAAGAACATTCAAAAAGTGAAAAATACCACCAATATGTTGACCCTCGTGATAGAATTCTCTAACACCGTGGAAACCTATTTTGAACAGATTGTCTGCATCAACAATTAATGTGCGAATCACTTTTATTTTAATTTATGTTATTCAATAACTTCTCTATCCTCCTTCAAATCAAAATCACCGTCAGTGCCGATGATTGTCTTCCAATACTCAGAATATTCTTTCTTGTAAGCTTCAATAGAAGCCTTTTCCTCGGAAGCCTCCTTACCCGCCAAGAAACCGTGAGGTGTCACGATAATCTTACCGTCTTCGTAACCTAAACCGTTAATGTGATTTTTCAACACAGATACTTTTGTTCGTGATGCAAATTTAACAGTTCTTTTGTCTTTCGTAGCAGTTATTTTAGTCGTTCCCGCACCTTTTTGATTTCCGAATAGGAATACCAAAGATGAGTTCAACCAAATAGCTTCACCACCTTTTGCCTTAATCTTAGGTTGTCCGAAGGGATTGTCAGGTAATTCTACCCAAGGTTGGTTTACAATAACCAAAGTGTTCTCCCACTTTGAGTCTGCCTTACGAGAACCTGAGATTCGTTGGTTGATACCCATTCCAATCTTGTCTGCCAAAACAGCCGCGTTGTGTTGTTTACCACCCTTACCCTCGTAAGTCATCTTACAAGGAACCGAACCTACAGAATCCCACATAAACAGAAGGTCGTACTCGAGTTCTCCCTTTTCTTGTGCATCCAACAACTCATTAATATAATCTGTAATCTGTTCAATATAATCGAAATTGTTGTTAAAAATAAAGAAACCATCCCAATCGAGTTCTCCCGTCTCCTGATCCACAACTTCCTCACACTCAAAACCCATAAGTCTTGCGTGTTCAAAACTCCACTTTTGCTCAGTAATAATGAAGACAGGTAGAATACCTTTCTTCTGAGCATCAACCGCAGTCTTGATAAGTGCCGTCGTCTTGCCAGTATCAGAGTGTCCCAAGAACATATTCAAGTGACCGATACCTGGACCTGGTAGTCCAACAGCATCAAGGAAATCTTGACCCAAGTCAAAAAACCTTTGTGGTTTGTATTTTGCAGAAGTCGAAAACTTCTTCTTAATATCTCCGAAATCTTTTTTCTTTAACGCCATTGTATACTGTTGTATTTGTAAAGTTGCTCAAGAGTATCTTTCTTGTCCTGTGCATCTGTAATCATAGTGACATACTTGTCCATCTCCTCCAAATGTTGTGGATGTTCTCCAATACCAACAGAGTTAGTGAAATAGATTTCAAGTGTCGCCTCACCTTCCGCAATTTGAGCTTCGTATTTTTTAATCAAAGCTTCGTAAAGTCTTTTGTTCATAGTTAATTGTTTTTTAAAAGTAAGAAAAAAAAGGAGGGGTTTCCCCCTCCTGTTATTAGAATGGAAGGTCCTCGTCTACCTCAGCGTTAGCTTGAGGGTCCACGATTTGTTTTGAGTCTGAACCACCACCCATACTAATCTCTACATCGTCTCCGTAAATGTATTTCTTGGTTTCACTATCCCAAATTGGAGTCTCACCACGAGCGATAGCTTCCAAGTATTCAACAGGTTTTTTCGAGTAAACTGTTGCCCAAGTCATTTCATCTTCCAACCACTCTTGCATCAAGTCCTTGTCGGTGTGAAGTGGAGTAGGGTCATCATACATAATAGTCTGAACTACTGTGTATTCTTTACCTGCAGGAGTCTTAGCTTTAGTAAGTTCGATGATAAGGTCACGACCATTCTCAGAGTCAGTCACATCACCTTTAGCTCTCCAAATGGGGATGATTTTATCAAGAATACCTTCTTGTTTGTAGTTGTCTTTAAATCTCCAAAATTTAACACCATCGTCTTCAGCGTCTCGGTCAACAACCTTTACAATGTAAAATTTACGGGGTTTGTACTGACGAGCCAATTCTTTATCAGACTCCTTACCTGTAGAGATAAGTGCTTCGTATACCTCAGTAAGAGGTGAACGCTCGTTATCATTTTTACCTGGGTCGTATAGTTTTACCCATTGTCCATTCACTTGAATTTCGTGATACCAAACCTCAACGAAAGGAGATGAACCATCCTTGGTTGGGAGGATACGAACTCTTTTTTGTCCTGATTTGTTGTTCTTATCTAGAATCGTAGTGAAGTATTTCTTCATACGTTCCTCTTGTGACATCTGGTTACCAGAGTCGAATCGTGTGGTATTCTTCTCATACTGAGCTAGTACCGCATCTAAACTTGAATTTGCCATAATTATTACTCTTTTATCGTGACTAAAGTATAAGTGAATAAGTAAGATTTGTCAAACTACTTCAAAATAAAAAAGTCCCACCGAAGGGGGACTTTTAAAAAAATCTATTAAAGAAATTTTATTTAAATTGATTTTGGTTTTTGTTTTGAAGGTATGAATTAAACGTACCTTTGATTTCATTTGGAGAGAAGTTCTCAACATCTTCATCAGTCAAAACATATTCATTTTTACCTGTCTTATCCATATCATCTTGCTTATCAACAAAAAAGTCAGTTAACTTTTGGTTGAAAGGGTATGAATCTAAACTTCTAAGATGTAACTTCTCTTCAGGAGTTTTGGTTCTATACTTTTCAATTTTGGTTTCCAATGAATTGATTTTGTCGAAGATTGAATCCATAGCAGATAACTTGTTTTCCAAATCTTCTAATTTGGAAATCATCACATCCATATACTCGTCTTGCTTCTCTGATACTTTCTTTTGAGTAGATACCAAATCTGTGATATCCAATTCTTCAGTTCCTGTATCTTCAACCGATTCTGCAGAATTATCTACAACATCAACATCAGGGTCCGCAGCCACATCAACTGGCTCCGGAACTTCGTCAGCACTTAGGTCGGCAGCAGTATCATCTGCAGGTGTTTCTTCTGTTCCTGTAGGTGCCGCTAAAGGATCGGTAGCATCTTGTTCAACAATATATGTGTTGATTTGGTTGTGTCTCTTTAGTTCAGAAATGATTTTTTCGTCAATCTTCATTTTGTAATATTTTTAACCATTCAAAAGTGTCTTAACTCCTTGAGGTGTTTCAACTTTTAATGTTCTGTTTATTTTAGTTGAGTTGTCTACTCTTTCAATTAGCCCATCTCTCATTCTAACGGTATAACAATCACCCGTGTCTAAATCACAAACCTCTTTGTACTCTTGTGAGATTTGTCTTTCAGATATTCTTGTATCTTTTCTTAGATATCCATCCAATAATGATTTTAAGTCCATAATAAAAACTTTCTTATAAATATACGAATAAACCTAAATAATACATATTATTGTAAGTATATGACCGCATTGTAAAATGCAACCTTAATTGTGTCGTATTCTTGTTGTGTTATTTTAGTTCCAATATTACCAATAACCTCTTGTTGGATTTGAACTGCAGACTTGTTATAACCATAGTTGTTGACCCAGGTTGATATGTAAAGTTGGGTTAGTGCATCCGCAATACTCTGAGCTTGATTGGTATTTGCGTTCAGTCTGATTAGGTTAGTAATGATTCCTGAGAAATTATTATTTAACGAAATAAAGAAATCTATTGAACCAGTAAAACTATCAAAAGACGCCAACGGTTTTGTCTGACCGTCACTTTGTTGAATACAAGTCTGTGCATCAATGTATGTGGATTGACTTCCTTTCCACTGAACACTAGTAAGAATACCAAACAAGTTGTTGTTGTTACATTGTACCACTGTGTTACTTGCAGTTCCATTTTTGATGTTAGCAACACCATAAGCGTAGATTTTCAAATTATCACTAACACTTAAACTACTTAAGTAATTTTTGATTTCCGTTTTTGTGATTACCGTATTTGAAGTATCCACGAAATCTAAATCTTGGTATTTCGTCAAATCTCTACAAGGTTGATTTACACCCAAAGCAGATGATTGTCCATTCGCAGTTGTACCAGAATTTGTCGTACTACTTGCATTTTCAGAACTACCAGATACCGAAGCCTTAGTCCTGAATCTCTCTCTATATCTTTGTAGTAAATCTTTATTAACAGATACCACCAAAGAATCAATATCAGGGAAAGAATAAATTGGAACTCTTACCCCTGTGAACTGCGTATTGAAACCATTTTCATTGATATTGTGTGATACGTTTGTAATAAGATATGGACCTGTAAACATTGGTACGTGTCTTAGGTTGAAATACATTGTTGGTTGTATCATCGCATTACCTAAAGATACGACTTCACAAGTATAACTGCGAGTTCTATAAACATTATACAATGATTGTGATTGTTGAGCAACTTTGTCACCACTAGCTTGGTTTCCTAAGTTTACCAACACTTGGAAACTTTCGGCAGTATTTTTAAACTGATTTTGATTCAAACTTATTGATTGGAACATATTTTGGTTTCTAATTCCAAAGTCTAAATTGAATCCGACTACTTTATTAGAGAATGCCCAGTCAGTTTTATTTTCCTGATTTTCTAATATCGGATTGTTTACCCCTCGTCTTAAATCAAAAGTATCGGTTCTAAACCTTACCGATTGGTTTTCTTTCAAATCCAAATGCTCCGATGGCTTGTCCACATACATACACAAGAACTTGGGTTTTGAATTTTGATAATCTACCGTCAAGTAAGTACCAAACGCAGAGTTTGCAATTTCGGGGTCAAGTAAACTACCTGGTGTTCTAACCGCTGTTTGTATTCCGTAGAAATTAACATAAGAAGGAAGTGCAAAA